GGCGGGTGCCGCAGGAATCGCAGGCGGTTGGGCCTGCGCTTGAGCTTGAGCCACCGTTTGAACGGTCTCATGCGTCAACTTTGCGTTTTCAATCTGAATCTTTGTCTGATTGTCAATCGCGTGTTCTTGCATATCTTTTTGCAACTTGGCTTGTGCAATTTGGAAGTCTTGCTGATCTTTNTGTGTCTTACGTTGTGTCTCAGCAGTGCTTGTGTCTTTAACGACTTGTGCATCAGGTGGTAAAGGTGCAGGCCCTTTGCCTTGNTGTGACATCTGTATAAGCTTTTGAAACGCAGGTGTAAATTGACCAAACACTTGTTGTGTATCAATCATCACATGCGCGCCAATCGTCGTGTATATCTTGTCGATAGTCGGCGTGTAGTTGGGGTCGTCATAGTCGTCCACAGGCTTTCCTGTTGCGTCCTCAACGTATCCGTTTGACCTATTGATGTACCACAACGTCATGTGCTGTTTAATGTGCTCAATGAGGTTGTTTAAATAGTTAGGATCTGCAAATGGAGACTGGCCGAAGAATGGATTCAATCCAAACTGCAGATGGTCTTGGATGTGCGCAATGTGGTCTTGCTGTACATACGCATATGCAGTCTGACCCAACAACATGGCCGCGTTCTCATCCGCTGACGTACGTTGTTCAGGTGCGGGCACATCCACCATGATCTGCTCAATGTTGGGTATCTTCATTTGCTTAAGCAAACGAGCCAACACCGCACTCATCTTGAATTGATCAGGGTGTTGTTGTGCCAGACTCAATACCGCTTGGTTCTGAGCCATGCGCTGAGTCTCAGAGAAGATGTTGGGGTCTGATACTGGCTCAACGTCCGTGTTGCGAGCAAAGTCTTCACGGGTTACTTCAAGGTCAGATACGTCCTCACCCTTTTGCATGTCGTCAAAGTACCAACGATTCAATCGGCAAAGAATCTTCAACACCCTAGCTTGCGATGCATGCAAGCGAGCATGGATGGATGAATAAACGTGTGAACCTTGCTCAATCAAAGCTTGTGTAGTGCCCACAGGCATTTGAGAAGTGGCGTCAGCTATCTTCTCCTCGGCTGTGGTCACAACGGAGCTTGTAGCCTTATCCAAGAAGCCTAATAGCTCAAATAGCACAGGGCTTGGTGGGTTGAAGGGCATGGGCATGGCGATTTGACGGATGTCCTGAACGCCTGGCGCTCCCTCAATCTCAACTACTTGAGTAACGTCGATCTGTTGGCTCTGCCCACTAATTTTAGCTCCTTTAAGCTTGAGCATAGTGGCCGCGTTATTGATGTGGGCTGAGTCCAAGAGCGCACGAAGCGAGCCAGTGAGGGCGGCGGACAATCCACCAATGAGATGAGGGAGACCAATCGCATATGCACCCCTCCAAGGGATAAACTTAAATTCAACCACCCAATCCAACTTGGACATGGTTTCATCGCTCTCTTCCCAGTTACGATACATGCCTAGACATTCATTGTCTAATTCATCAATCATGAAGATGTAGGGAGCGCTCTTACCATGCGTTTCCTTGTCGTCTTCCAACTCCAACCATGTGTAAATGTGGTAAACCTTGCGCAGTCCATCTTTATTGGCTTCAAACTGCTTACCTTCAATCTTGTTGTTGGCTTTGGCAACTTTTCCCTCTTCCATGTTCTCGGTGGCTTGAACATAGTTGATATCGCGGTACATGCCAGAAGCAATGCGTCGATCCATCTCATACTGAGTGATCTCATGCACTTCAGCCGCACGTTGTGCCGTGTAGAAGTTAGTCGCCGCGAAAGGCAAAATCACGCGGTCAATTGGCAAAAACTCAATACATGGACGCTTCTTGTCTTCGTCGTACCACAGCTTCATGTATTGTGATCCACCCAAAGGCAACTGAGTCAACAACTGCTCTAGCTCATCCCTGAACTCACCCATTTGCTCGGTGATCTGCCAGTTAAGGAAGTCAACCTTACGGTCAGCAATGGCCGACTTCAGGTCGTCTTGCTTCCCGATGATTTTCGACTTAACGGGCCCATCGGATGGGAAGAGCTCTTTAATGGCGCGAGCGGCAAAGTCAACACAGCCCTCTGCCATTGCAGGGTGAACAACTTTGGATGCGCCCATGAAGGTTGCACCACCAGGCGCATCATTCCCCATCCCTGTGCGCTTGATTCCTTCTTCATACTGCTTGTCCCTCAGTTCACGAGCTTCTTTGTCAGACTCAAGTAGATCACGGTATCTGGAAACTAAATCACTGACAACGCTCGGGCTAATTGAATCAGCCAAGTTGTCATAAAAGTCAGGATTAAACTCAGGGCCATCGTCGATTTGTATGACCGCTGAACCATCTGGCAGTTCATCGACATCCATCTCTGGCATGTCCACAACAGCAGATCCGTCTTCCTGTTCGTCAATGTTGATATCTTCTGCCATTATCTATCCTTATTCTTTAGTTGCTCGGCGCTTTGCAAGATGGTGCTGTGAAGCAAAATTTGTTTCAGGAAATGCATTGAAGTCATCGTTATAGTCCAACTGCTTTAATGATGAATGTACAGCTCCACCAGTAGCCCATGTTTTCTTAACCATCTTCATGGGTTCAGGTGCAACATACTCTTTGCCCCTTGCAAATTCTTGAGCCAATGGTGGATCAATTTCATATTCACCGTTATTTTTCTTGGCGTATTCTAAGTGCGTTGGGTTTACATCATGCGTAAACGATGAATGATGTTCATGATTAGGCGTGGACTCTGTTGGAGTCGTCATCAAAATCAAGCCTGCGCGCTTACCATTCTTAGTCTTAAATTGCTTGCTTCGTGGAATCTTTTTGTCCAACTCTTTGTTGTCCAAGAAGCGTGAGTCCGTAGGAATCATGTGGGGCGTACCATCATTGTTTGTACCCACTTGAACTAGCCTTGGATGCAATATGTGTTGCTTTTGATAGTCGTAACGGTTATCTCCTATGACCATATGTCCATAATGAGATTTATCAGGGGTTGTGGTTTTTCCTTTGCCATCATAGTGGCCTTCACTACCCTCGTCCTTTTCCATCTCTGTAAGCTCGTTTATTGGCCTTGGGATTGACCAATACTTAGCATGCGTGATGGTGTTCTGCATATTTTTGTCGAATGGTGAGCCACGCTTTACATTGGTCACCATGTATGAGTTCTTAGGTGGCGTCTTGTTGCCTTGCTCATTAACAAAGTCACCTTGATTGTCTCTAGCCAAAATCGTATTACGCACTCTTGCTTTGTCGCGTTTGATACTTTCAGTAATTTCTTTTCCGTGTTTGGTCTTGGGGCCAACATTGGAATGGGTCACATGGTAATGATTTTCAGGATCGTGCAACTCATTAGTCTTACCATAGCTGTTAGCAATAATTGGTGGTTTGTCTTCTTTTTTGCGTTGTTCATTTAATCCACGCAATACATGACGTGATGATGTATCGCTTTCATCCACCACATTGGGTCTGAACAATAAACGCTGATTGTTCTGATCGGCTTCATCAGCGGCTTCACGCAATGAGCCAGTATGAGCCAGAACCCAATCACGGGTCATAGCAGGGTCATGCTTGGCTTGGGCATGAGCGGCGCGACGTACTGCCGCGTTGACGTATTGTGATTCAGCATTGGGGGCAAAGCATGAGCCACGTTTGGTATCCACGATTCCATTCTGATCAATGCCACCACCACACCCATCAACTTGACCAGGGCATGTATTCAACACATGCAACTTTTCATTCTTGCCATCGCCAGATGAATACAGCGCATGGCCTGCAATACCCTTGGCCGCATAACCCACATGAGTACGTCCTTGGTCATCGGTCTCATGGCGCACTGTATCAAGCTTCTCGCTTTCATCCAATGTGTTTGCCTTAGATCCAATGTGCTTGGCTTCGCGCAATCTTTCTAAAGCTTCTTTTTCGGCTTTTGTTTGCTCATCAATTGGTTTGGCAAAGTGATCACTCAATACTTGCTTGTGAATTCTGCCCATCTGTCCAATGTTTAACGGTGGACGATTTTCTGATCCATAGACTTTAGCTCTTGCTTTGTTTAGATCGTGCAGTCCTTCAACTTTCTGTCCTGCTTTAGGCCCAGTACCACCATAGGTCTTGCCTTCCAACATGTGACGTGGAATAACAATACCCTTGATGCCATTTGGCCCTGTGGCTTCTACCAGAATACGCTTAGACTCTTCTGCTTTTTCTTTCTGGCTTCCGCCTTTAGCAAAGTGATGCATAGATCCACCCTTGGCCATCTTAGGTGGCTGTGGAACCGCATTCGGCATCGGTGGCTTGATGGCGCTCATGGCTTGACCTTGAGGCGTCAGGTTCAAGATATTGCTTGGACTTTGTGGCATGCCAGAGCCAGAAGGAGCCATGCTAGGGAATGGGCTTTGTTGGCCTTGTGGTGGCTGTTGCTGTGGTTGTTGGGGCATGAACTGTGTGCCCGCCATCATTGGATTAACGTCTACGCCACCAACAGGCAAAGCGCCTTTGTCAGTCTTCACGCCACCCACATCAGGCAATCCAGATGAATTGGGATTGGGGTTAACAAACATCTTGGGATCGATGTCCACGGCTTCATTGACGCCGATGTTGTTCATCACTGCGGGGTTGCTGTGACGAGCAACCTCTAAGCGCATTTGGGCTAGTGTGGGTTCTGATTGTGGTTGCATGGAGCCTCCAGTTGCTTTGTGTTTTATTTCACCGCCCCTTGCGGCAAGTAAATCGTTTTCATGAACTCTATGTGGATCAAATGCGGCAAACCTTGATCTTATTTGTGATGGGTCAAACGTAACTGCGGTTTGCATTTCAGGACGATATACACCTTTTGCACCACGATTTTTATAGGCGTTAATGGTGTTTATATCGTATTTAGGGATGGATTCATGTGACGCAGACTTAACAAGAAGAGGCAAAACATTTGGTGCTGTTTTTTCTTTTGCTCGTTTTCTTTCGTCTTCCGCATACCTAGATGCCATCTTAGGGTTTGTTGTTGAAAATACACCCTTAATGATTTTTGTTCGTTCAGGGTCTAATGATTCAATATCTGGCGCATCCGTACCATGAAATGTTTCTAAATCAAAACCCAAAGCTTTTGCTCGATCTTCCGCTGTATTATGTTCATGCAAACCAAGTGTCTTAATAGCATTGATACGCGCTTGTTCATGCGCGTGGCTAAGAGGATATTTATGTTTGGGCTTATTCATCGTGCCATTATCCTATGCTCGGACAATCGTCGCAACGTGCATCACCTTGACATAGGCCCAAGCTCGCGCAACTCCTCTTGTCTCTTTCGCCATCTGATCCATTCTCTGAACATTTGCACTGCTTGCTGTTCCCACACTTCGTTCCTTGGGGTTGCTGATAGCTCAAACTTATGGTCAGACAAAGTGATACGCGTTCCGTCAATGTGGAGGACTTTCCTATAACAATCGTCTTGATGATCTCGGCCATTCATTTTCACCTCTTAATACAAATTGATTACTAGTTAAACTAGTAAAACTAATTGATTACTAGTTAAACTAGTATTCCTCACTGCGAGTAGGGGTTTGATCGACCCTTCCTGTTGTAGAGTTCTGCGTCGTCGATGTCCTCTTGCATAAGCTCCTCACGAGGTGGCGCATCGATGCTGATCCATCCTGCATCACGCAGGTATCGGAGCCCTTGGCTGATGCAGTCCACGAACTCATCGTGTGCGGTCTCAGGGAAAGAGCAGATCTGGCTCACCATGCCTTCAGCCCAGTCACGGACGAAGCCTTTGCGCTTACTGGACTCAGGCACCCACACGCGCCCTGCTTTGATGATGTTGGCCACGATGGATAGGCGTTGGACTTTATCCGCCTTGCCAGGGTTATACGCATGCACAGGCAGATGCGCCCTCTGTAAGTCTTGTATGAGTGAGATGCCTGCGCTCTTGTCCTCCACCAGAACCAAGTCCACAAGCTTCTTGTCCCGTCCTTCGCCGAAGACTGATTCATACTCATCAAGCACTTTGGGACGCAGATCAGGGTATTGGAGATGCTCTTGCCAACAGTCTAGGATCATCACGGACATACCGCCATCCATAGGCTTAAACACGCCCATAGTGATCGATCCAGTGGGGTCGTTGTATGTCTTATCGGATGTAGCGCAGTCATAGCTCTGAATGATGTATTCAAGCTTGGGGAAGGGCTTACCATCAGGCCAGAGTCGGAACCATGTACGCTTGACGATGCCTGACTCCTCCATGTCGATGAGCTCGGCGTGGATTTCTTGGCGGCCAAGGTTGGTGCCTTCATACTGAAGAATCTGCTTCTGGAACGATGGAGCCAGATTGGCAATATTGGAGTAGGTCGATGCTTTGGTCACCACCACGTCGTCGCCTTCGCGCCCCACCAGATCAAGGATCAAATCTTTAGGCTTTGGCGTGGTAGAGCAAATCAGCTTGGTGTGCTTACCCAATCGGATGCCGAACTGAATCATATCCCACGAGTCTTGGAGGTACTCCCACGCGGCCAACTCATCCAACCATCCACCGTGGAACTGGGGGCCACGGAAGCGCTCTGGTTCTGATGCAGGGATGCCCTTGATGAATGAGCCATTGACTAGCTTAATCTCATGGAGGGCTTTGTTGTAGTCGGCCACGAGCTCCTTGGGGATAATGGAAAGCAGGCCAGAATCACCTTCAAAACATGTGCCCTTAACGTCGCCACTGGTAGGGGCCGATACAAGCCACCGCGTGTTGGGTTGGTTCCACGCCCATGACGCTAAGGTCTCCGCCGCCGCGCGGGTCTTGCCTGCTCCACGGCCTGCGAGCATGAGCCAGATGGCCCA